ATCTCCTCTTGAACTGTGTTGTTTAGAATGTCAAACTGCTTGTCAAAGTCTGAAGGTGCAAGGTTGTTAACTACTGAAGGAGTTTCGTTCGGATCGTTGAACTGAATTATGATACTTCCAGCGTTATCTGTTCCGCTAAAATTGTCTTTAAATCTTCTGATTGTCTGACGAGCTTCCTCAGGTGATGGAATGCCTTTAAATAATTGTAAAAGCGTCTGAGCAGAAAAGCCTGACTTGATAGAGTTAAGATGAAAGTTTGCAATCTCTGTGTCTATCTCGATATACTTAAGAGCTGATTGATAAGGTGCTGTTGGATACTCCCCACAACCTGCCTTGTACATCTTGAAATAAAAGACCTGCTTACTCTCTCTCGTATTAGGGTTCCAAGCAAAGTAATGCTCAGGCTTTACCTTTCTATCGCTCCAATCTTCAGCGTATAAATAGTGACCATCTAACGAGTGACGGACATTCTGAAACGGCAGATGATAAATCTCAGCTATTTTAGTTTTTGCTTTGTTCCAAATAATCTCTAAAGCAAAGCCATCAAACAACTCAAGGTCTTGAGCAATCTTGTTTTTAAGGCTATCAAAGTCCTCGTAAGCGTTGATTGAATCAAGTGCATCGTTTGCCTTTGCAATATCCTCTGTGTTGTATGCGATGATTTCTGTTTTATCTCCTGCTATGAAGTCAGCTTTTTGAGTAACTATCGCCCCGTGCTTTGGGCTGCTGTTAAACAAGTCAATCAACATCTGTGGGTATGCGTTGTCCTGCCCATAAGTCAAGAAGCCCTTTGCTTTGTTCTCCTTAAAAATGGGTATTTTGCTCTCAGCAAAGTTGATCCGTATAAAGTTATTTTCCATCTTTTTTATCTTTTGCAAATATAGACCCAACACCAGCGACGATAAACGCCCCTGCCTCGGTTAAGGTTGCTTTGTTTATTCCAACTAATATCAATGAGCCTGTCACTAATAGAACGCCTAAAGCCGTTGTTTTCCAATTCTTAAATACTCTATCTATCATTTCCCGAATCTTAACTCTAAAAGTGAATCGTTAATGTCGTGTAGTCGCTTTAATTCAATCATCGCTGAATCGTGCATCTTTTGGCTCTGCTCTATCTGCTCCGCTACTTCATCCTCAATGGTGGGCGTGTCTGTTGACAATGCCAATATAATCGCTAATATCCCAAAGGCAAACAGTGCTTTCATATCTTTCCTAAGGCTTTGTAGATTTTAATTTCAGTCACCAACGCTGAACATAAGGAATCTTGTGTCTTAAGCATAGCCGACATTTTGCGAAGTTCGGTTTCACATTTCACTAATCGCTTCTCGCATTGAGCCGTTGCAAGGTTGCTTTGACGCTCCGCTCTTATGTATAGTGCAGTAACGACAAAAAGCAAAAGGTAGGTGATAGCCTTCTCGCTGTTCTTGGTGAATTGCTCAAATGTCACTGGGAATCTCATAGTTCAAATGGGCTTGGTTTAGGTATGTATTCGCCTTGTGGACAGTCAAAAAGCCACATATATTCGGATTCTTTAAACGTCTCTTTGTCTTGCTCGTTGCCGAAAAAGAACCACACATCGTTTATGTCTTGAACGCAGTTGATGAAAAGGTAAGGGTTAATAAATACGCCTTGCACTTGTTCGGCTTGTTCTATGCTTAAAATGTATCCTATCATAATTGTCTGCTTAAAGTTGTGTTAAACGCTTGTGCTGCTGTGTAAAGGTCACTTGCTTCGTTATCGCTTAATCCATCTCCTATGCTTGAAAAAGCTACTTCAACAGGGCTATGAGCTGACGCATTACCATTTATATTCAAAGCACCTAAATAAATATTTAAATTTGGTTTATCTGTGTATGTTTGTGTTTCAGTATCTAATGTGACATTATTTCTAAATAACTTTTGTTCATTATTTAATTTTTTGGTAATCATTAGGAATCCAGTTGTATCAGAAATACTACCAAAATTAAAGGGTGATAAATTACCCAGCGAACCCAACAGATTATTTGTTGATGAATAATCCAAAGCGTAAAATCGTACAGGATTAGTTTGATATGCACCCATTATATACTCATCGCTACCACTTGTGAATGATGTTCGAGAATAATATGACAAATGACTATTTGTTCCATCTAAGACATTATTAACATTTAATCCCGTATCCATATAAGCACTCGTTCCGTTAGGAGTAGCACCCGTACTTGCAAAAGTCCAACCGCTTGTAAAACTACCCGTGAAACTTGAACTCTTTAAGTTCTGCGCACAGGCTGCGGCACTTGCCCCAACCATAGGATAAATGGCTTTCATTTTAGTCCAAATTCCGTCGTCTTTCATTTGAAGAACTAAAGTATTTACCGCCTCTTTTTCGGTTGCTGAAAGCGTACCTCCTGCCGTATTAACTCGGTTAAAAAAGGCTTGAGCATCAGGGTCTATCTTCACAGCATCCTCACTACCAATCAACCCCAACTGTGTAGGCAACTGCCCAGCGACTAACTTGTCGCCAAACAACTTCTCATTAAATCCTCTGAATATACCGAAATCAGGCATTAATAATCTCCTTTAATTGCAAATATGTTTACTCCGTCAGATTGTGCTACGGTTATTCCTACTAACACTTTTTGCCCTGCCTTGAGTTGTAGGTCTGAATATGCCGTCACTTGTCGCTGAGATGTTGTGGTCGTTCCTGCCGTTACTGCCTCCATTGCAATCTCATCGTACAACTTAGGGTTAGCCCCTGCTGTATCCGTGATAAAAATCAAAACAGCGTGAGCCGTGTTATCTCCTGCTGCCTTTGCCCCTATTTGTGTGATTTTAGTGCCGTCAGTTGCTGCCGTTAGTAGGTCGGATAGGTTAGCCGTCGTTGCTCCTGTTCTGTCCGTTGTCGCAGCCGTTACCGTTACGATTGCCGTTTCAGGAGTGAGTGCGAATATGGGTGATGTGTTTGCCATTAATAATTGTAAAATAAGTATAAGTCACCGCCTGTTGAAGGTGGTATTTCTAAATTGGTTAAATTGCTTCCGTCAACCGCAGGAAGTTTGCTATCTGCATCTAACTGCACGAGTTCAGATGCTCCGTTAAATGTGTTGCCTTGCTTGGTTACATCTTGAGTTGTTAAAACGCTTTCAACCTTTGCGTCAGTATAATACTCGTTTGTGCTTCCCTCTGTTAGGTTGTCGGTGGTTTTAGTTGCTAAGCGAGTATCAAAACGTCCATCAGTGTAGTAAAGGTTATCCCCTTCTGTTAAATTGGTGGTTGTCTTTGTTGCTAACGATGTATCAAATTTTCCCTCTGTGTAGTAGAAGTTTACCTCACCTTCTGAGATATCGTCGGTGTCAAGTGTTACCTCTCCCGTTTCACCATTAACGCTCTGGACGTTACCTTGTGATGCTATGGTAATAGTCTGCAAGTCATCGTCAAAAGTGATAGATGTATTATCTCCTGCAATCAGGGAAGCCTTAACCTTGCTGTAAACTCGGCTATCCGTGAAATAAAGATTTGTGCTACCTTCTGAAAGGTCATCCGTATCGTTTGCTTGTAAAACTCTCTGTCCAATGTTTGCAAGGTTTGTTCTTTTAGTTAAGTTCTCCGAATAGTCAACCACAACAAAACTATCTTGATTTACATCAATAGTTCCGATTGGGTCGAGTTGTGAAATCTTCTGATTAGCCATAATAGTTAACGATTCGCCCTCCTTGTTCTAAACTTAAAAAATCACCGCTTTCAGTCAACAAAAAGAAAGCCGTTAATGCGTCAACATCATATATCTCCTTAGTAAGGTCAACATTACGCTCAAACCCTGTATCTCTCTGCGTAGTGTACAGAGATTTATTAAGGTCAACGTCATGCTCCTTTCCTATTGGTCGCTGTGTTGTATATATTTTTTTAGGCAATTTCGTAGAATAATTCGTCGTTTCTCAATGGTATAACCTTTAAAATCCCCGTTTCAACAACCTCATCCGCATTGTTTGGATTGGTGTTTGTTGGGTCTTCCTGAGCATATACCGTGTAAAGATGCTCTCCCACATCAAAAGTGGTTGCATCTGTATCTCCTTCAGTTATATCAAACGAGTTAAATCGACCTGTATAGGCTGATGTATCGCTCAAGATAAAATTCTTTATCGTGTCGGTTTGGCGTGACTTCATACTAAACAAATAAGTCGGGTTAGAAATGGTCGTTTTCTCAGTAAGAGTCAAGTACCAGGTCACCGTATCTTGCTTTGTTATCGTGATCATCTATATATAATTAAGATTTTCCGCAT